ATTTAGATGAAGCAGGAAAATGGGAAAGACCTACAGACATAAGAGACGCTTGGAGGATTCAGAGGACTTGTTTGATCGTCGGAAGAAAAATCGTGGGGAAGGCAATGGTCGGAAGCACGGTAAATCCGATGGACAAAGGAGGAAGTCAGTACAAAGACCTTTGGAGGGATTCGAACCCCTTGGAGAGGAACGCGAATGGGAGAACTAGAACGGGGCTATATAGGCTTTTTATTCCAGCCTACGAATCCCTAGAGGGGTTTTTTGATATACACGGTCATCCCGTAGTTAACGATCCAGGGTTCGAAACAATGGGAGTTGACAAAGAGCTTGTAACCATAGGGGCTAAAACCTACCTTAAGAATGAACGCGCCGCACTCAAGGATGACGCATCGGAGCTAAACGAGGTTACTAGGCAGTTCCCCTTTACCGAGGATGAAGCCTTTCGGGACAGTATAGAGGGGAGCTTATTTAACATAGGGAAGATATACGAGCAAATACAGTACAATGACGAACTGTTTCCCAACCCCATAGTTAGAGGAAATTTTGCTTGGAAAAACGGAGAAAAGGACACGGAGGTTGCCTTTATGCCCGACCCAGCAGGGAGGTTTCGAGTTTCGTGGTTGCCACCAGATGAGCTAAGAAATAAAAAAGCTACTGAGCGCGGAAAGAAAGTTCCCCCTAATCCCTTGGTTGGGTGCGGAGGGGTGGACTCGTACGACTTAGACGCAACGGTAGATGGTAGGGGGTCTAAGGGCGCTTTGCACTTGTATAATAAATTTAACATGGAGCACCCATCTAACACCTTTGTTTTAGAGTACGCTTCGCGCCCGCCCCTAGCTAAGATATTCTACGAGGACGTCCTAATGGCGGCTGTTTTCTATGGCTACCCTATACTTATAGAGAACAATAAGTACGGGATAGCACGCCACTTTGAAGCGAGGGGGTATGATGGATACCTAATGAATAGGCCCGATCACTTAAAAACGCCAAACTCTAAGGTTAATGTAAAAACCAAAGGCATTCCATCCAACTCCCAGGACGTCATACAGGCCCACGCCCACGCCATAGAAGCATACATACACAACCATGTAGGTGTAAACAGGGAGACAGGGGATTACGGGGCAATGTACTTTAATAAAACGCTAGAGGATTGGATTGGATTTAAAATAGATGACAGAACCAAGTTTGACCTTACCATTAGTGCTGGGTTGGCTCTTTTGGCGGCTCAAAAGTCACGACCAAAGCCCCGCGCAACTTTTTCGGAAAAGAAATTTTTTAGGAAGTATAATGTCTTAGGATGATTCACTATATTTGCATGAAGTAATTATACTTATCTTATAATGATCAGCAACTCAAGTAATCGCACTGGTAAATTTCCAGACCCATTAGCAGCCAAGGAACTAAAAGACGATAAGGCTTATGGTTTGAAGTACGCTAAGGCCATAGAGGGGCAATGGAACTCAACAAATGCGGACGGCTCTTTACATAAAAAGAGAATTAAAGTTTTCGAAAAGTGCAGGGATTACGCTCAGGGCGTACAGGACACAACTATATATAAAAGGCTTTTAAACTCGTTGGATCCAAACGCGCGAGACGGGAGCTTACTCAATTTAGACTACACCCCCGTACCCGTTTTACCTAAATTCGTAAGAATTGTAGTAAACAAAATCCTCTCTCGGAACCCTTACCCAAACCTCGAAGCAGTGGACCCATTGGCTTCCTCAGAAAAGAATAGGGAAAAGAACAGGCTTCGCATGCAGGTTCAAATGAAAAAAGAGCTTCAGGCCCTAAAGGAAAAAACAGGGGGGTTGGTTTTAGACAAGGACCCTGATAGCTTACCTGATTCCACTGAGGAAGCGGAGATATTCTTAGATACGAATGTAAAGCTGGATGCGGAGATAGCCGCACAGATAGCTACAAATATGACGCTATCCTGGAATAACTTTAACGACAATGTTTTTAGGCGTTGCGTAAACGATCTAGCCGCATTAGGCATGGCGGTTGTAAAGCGGGAAAACGACCCCAACTACGGGATAAGCACGGAGTACGTGGACCCCTCAAAATTTATACATAGCTACACCGAGGACCCTAGTTTTGATGATTTGGTATACGGGGGTAGCGTTAAATCTATGCCTATACAGGAGTTAAAAAGATTAGCTGGGAATGAGCTCACTGAGGAGGATTTTCAGAAGATAGCTAAGAAATCAAACGGGAATAGCGCATCGCCTTATTCGTCTCAAATCGACCCTAGCTCAAAAAAAGCTGTCTTCGGGTACGATGAGCACACAGTGGAAGTAATGGACTTTGAGTTTATTTCAGTAGACTGCATGTACTTTGAGGAAAAGGAAAACAAGTATGGGAATTCTAATTTCTTCTACGAGGGTTATTCATATAAAGAGAAACCAGGTAGTGTGTTTGAGCGCACGGCCTCCAAAATGGAAGTGGCTACGGTATACTCAGGCAAGTATATCCTTGGAACGGACTATATAATCAATTACGGGCAGAAGACTAACATACCTAAGAATATCCATGATATAAGTAAAGCAAGACTTTCCTACTCTGTGGTGGCTACAAACATAGGCAAGATGATGCCTAAGTCAATGGTGGACAGCTGTGTGGGGTTTGCGGATATGCTTCAAATTACACACCTGAAGATCCAACAATCTATTGCTAAAGCTAAGCCAGACGGACTCATTATAGACATAGAGGGTTTAGAGGGCGTGGAAATAGGGAAGGGCGGTGAGCTTCAGCCGTTAGACCTTCACGATATATACGAGCAAACTGGTGTATTCTACTATAGGAGTAAGAATCCAGAAGGTGGGCACCAGAACCCCCCTATAAGAGAAATAGGTAATAGCATAAGAAATATCAACGAGCTTATAACTCTATACAACCATTACTTAAAGTTAATACGAGACACCACGGGCATTAATGAAGCTATGGACGCTTCGTCCCCTAAGGGTGACGCGCTAGTGGGGGTTAACGAACAGGCTATTGCGGCGGGTAATAACGCTATATACGATATAACCAACGCTTCTATGGTTCTCTACAAAAAGGTTTGTGAGGATGTGGTTAAGTGCTTACAGATAATTCCACCCGATTCCACATTAATGGGGGTGTATGAAAATGCCATAGGTAAGGAGAATATGAAAGTTCTATCCTCTTTTAGCGATCTCCCAATGTATAATTTCGGAGTGCAAGTGCATAAGGACATGGAGAGTGCGGACAAGCAGTACCTCGAACAAAGCCTACAGATCGCCCTGGGTCAAAAGGAAATAGACTTGGAGGACGCGATGATGGTTCGGTCCATGAAGGATGTTAACCAGGCGGAGAGACTGCTTATGGTTAAACGCAATAAAAGACAAAAGGAGCAGCAGGCAGCTGCACAGCAAAACTCAGAGATGCAATCCAAGGCGGCACAAGAGGCGGCTCAAGCTAGCTCCCAAGCCAAGCAACAGGAAATGCAAATGCAAGCCCAGTTCGACGCCCAGAAAATTCAAGCTAAGGCCCAAGCTGAAATACAGGTTGCTACAGCCCTTCACGAGCTACATAAAGAGATTGAGATAATCAAGGCTCAGGCTACCCTTGGATTCAAAGAGGACGATCAGAACTTCAAGGAGAAGTTAGATGTCTTTAAGGAGGGCAAAAAGGACGAGCGCCAGCAAGTGCAGGCCGATCAGCAAATGGCGGCAAAACAAGCAGATAAAGAACTTGAGGCTAATATGCCTCAGCAAATAAACTAGAATGGCACAAAAGGTAAATTTAGATATAGCCCAAACGTTAAACATAACAAGCCGTAGGGGGGATACTTTTAATCTAGCTATAACATTAAAAGATGCGGCGGGAGCCGCGCTCCAGCTAGTAACTGACGATTATGAGTTTGTTATGCAAGTACGCACAAACGCTTTTGCCGACGGGGCGGACGGAATAGTCCTATCTACAGCCGCACACGTTCCAGCAGGGGCTACAGGAAATGACATTTTTGTGGGAACGATAGAAAACATGATGGTGGAGGACGCGGCGGGGGTCAACATAGATAACAACGGCGTGGCTACTATAAAAATATCCGACACAACTATGAGTGAACTCCCCTCTGGCAGGTACGTTTATGATCTGCAATATATAGCGAGTGATGTACACACAACTATCCTTACTGGGTCGTTTGTAGTCAACGAGGATGTTTCGGAATACCTTGTAGCTTAAGCTATGGCGGACGCTATTAACCTCACTCTTAGTAATAGTGATAGCCCATCCGTTATTGTTAGTGCTTCTAATTCTGTTAGTTTTATTGTAGGGGCTACCGATTCGTCTATATCGTTGTCAGTAAATCCATCTACGGGCGCTTCGGTTTCTATTACTTCCGTTCCGACGATTCAACTTACTGTGGCCTAGACGGATTCTGGTCCAGGGGTGTAATTAAACGTTCTCATGCCTTAATGAGCGTTAGGGTTTAGTAATTATATTTGCAGTACACAATTACTAACATCCATTTACAATGGCAACCACAACAGCAACACTAACACTTTCCAGTGCGGACCTTACGGGCGACGCGCTAGCTCTTACAACATCCACAACCCTTACCAAAGCGGGTACTTCTACGGGCATGACGGAAACGTCAGGGGTAGGACGTAAAACAACTTCGGCAACAACGCAGTATACACTATTTGATGGGGGCGACTACTCGGATAACGGCGCGCATAAAGTTTACCTAAAGAACACTAGTACAACAGCATCCGAGTACTTTACTATAGAGATCAACTCCGAGGCGATGGGTAGATTGTACGCAGGTGACTGGGCTTTTATCCCATGGGGCGCAAACGCCGCGACTAACGACCTTAAAATCGCTCCGAGTGTTGCTACTTCTATGACCTTGGAGTACATGATTATTAGTCAGGCATAATGGCCACGATTAAAGCAACACTTTCTCTTTCAAGCACGGATGTATTAACATCCGCTTTAAGCTTGTCTGTAACCGTAAATTTACTTGCGGATTCGGGTGGACTCGTACGCGCTAAAGTAAAGGGCACGGCTGCCGACACGGATGACTTGGTTATATACAAAGCTAACGACAAGCTAGAGCGAGCGTACGTGTACATCAAGAACCTTGAAACAGAGAAGGAAAACTACATTTACTTAAGGAACGAAACAGAATCCAACTCCGCTTTGGCTGCAAAGATTGCTGGTGGTGAATTTGCTTTTATCCCCGTTGCTGTGGATAAGACTTACGAGTGCATTGCTACTAAGGTTGACACATTGGTCGAGTACGGAGTGTTTGGATTAGATAACTCAGGAGTATCATTAGTATAATAATATAAAACATGGCAACATTAGCAAATCAAGGCGTGGCATCACAGATGTCTTTTGGGCAACACGGTAGTGCATACTGTAATACTGATGCTGGTGAAATAGTACCACCAACAGGTAAGGTTATTGTGGCTGTTCAATTTTTAGTAGCCACTACGCTTACAGATCTTATAGCTGAAGACCCCGATCAATACGTTAATACTGCATCAGCTGCTCATAATTCAGCCGCAGGAGACGAAACAGCTCAAGAGGGTAGCGGAGGACTTGCTCTTCCAACCACCGCAGTCTTTCCAGCTGGATTGAGTATTTACGGAAGATGGATAAAAATAGAGCAAGCAGACAGTGACAATACTGCTGGAGGGTATATCGTTTACTTCGGCCCAAAATAAAAACAAACAATAATTTAATATAATGGAAGAACAATTTGAAAAAGTGGAGATCTTTGATACTCCCCAAGAGCTTGCTGCCTCGATGCAAGCAGACGCACAAACACAACCAGAACCAGTAACTCAAGAGGCTCCCCAACAGGAGTCTCAGCAAGTTCAAGAAACTACTGCCCATGAGGCCACTCCACAGAGTGAACCGCAGGCAGGAGGATCACTACCGCAACAAGAGAACGTTGTAGGTGATACGAGTCCGCAGTACTCGGAAAACGAAGTTGAGGAAGCAGTCTTCGGATTCCTAAGCGAGAAGCTTGGGAGGGAAGTCTCTTCCTTTGATGAGTTTAACACTGTAGAACAAGAAGCACCACAGCTTGACGAAAGGGTGGAGGCTATATCCAGATTTGTAACAGAAACTGGAAGGAACCCCCAGGATTGGTTTGCATACCAGTCATTAAATCCGTCTGAGATGGACGATTTAACGGCAGTAAAGGTACAGATAGCAACCGAAAATCCCAGCCTTACCGCACCTGAAGTGGAACTGCTTCTTAACAGCAAGTATAACCTCGACTCGGATCTCGTATCCGATCAAGAGCTTAACGTTGCGAAACTTCAGCTTAAGATAGAAGCGCAGAAGGCCAGGCAAACAATTGAGGGCTTACGCTCGCAATACATGGTCCCTGCCGCACCTAAAGCTGGAGGTTCCTTTATTAATGATCAGTGGTTATCTGATATGTCGGAGGGAGTGGATACGTTGGAAGGTCTAGAGTTTGACCTCGGTAACGATAAGAAATTCACTTTCGGACTTGATGAAAATTACAGAAATCAACTAAAGGAAAACAATTCCAAGCTAGATGGATTCCTTGACTCTTTTGTTCAGGAGGACGGTAACTGGGATTTCGATGCCCTCTCATCAACTATGGCCGTAAGAGATAATGTCGATAAGATAGTTTCTTCGGCTTACACGCAAGGGCTCAGCGATGGGCAACGCGGAATAGTTAATAAGGCGGCAAATATTTCAACTCAATCACCCCAGCTAGGACAGCAGCCACAGGCATCGCCCCTAGCCGATCAGGTGAAACAGATCATGAGGAGCCAAAACTCCAAAATGACATTTAACATTTAAAAACTAAGAAAAAATGGCAACTTTAACAGGAGCAGCATTAGACGGCGCAGGGGGAACACTCCACGCAAGTCAGATGCGCATTACACCAGAAGCGTATACAACTGTAGACGCTCTGATTAAAACAACTAAAGATGAGGTTATGCCCGACCTTATCGAGACATACGGTGATCAAGGTATCACTGGATTTCTTAAACTAACGGGTGCAATTAACAGCGGTGGGTCATCAGACCAAATTGACTGGTGGGAGGCGAATCGTCGTCACAAGTCATTTACATATGTAATTGGTGACGTTACAGACAACGCAACTTCTATTACTATGGCTGCTGGAGCAGACGCTTTCACATCTAACGTTCAAGTAAACGACGTCGTTATGGACAGTTCTACTGGAACACGATTTATCGTTCAGGCTGGTGGATTTGGAACAGGAACAGCAGTTAATGCTGTAATGGTTAAACTTGATGGATCGGCCGTAACTATAGCTTCTGACCTCGATACAGTAGGTGGAGAGTTTATTAAGCTCGGTAACATGTACGCTCAGGGAACTAACCAACCTACAGCATTTGACGATTCAGGCGCTCGTAAGCACTCTAACCCATTTATGATCGTTAAGGATCGTTATGAGGTTAACGGCTCGCAAGCAACTAATATCGGTTGGGTGAACGTAGGTGGTGGAGAATACCGCTGGTTCATGAGAGGTGAGCAAGAGGCTCGCGCTCGTTTTGAGGACCGTCGTGAGATGATGATGCTCTTAGGTGAGCAGCATGATGGTGCTGGAGGTTTAGCTCTTGGTAGCGATCTTGCTGGATCTGAAGGGTACTTCGCAGCTATTGAAGCTCGTGGAATTCAAGTAAGTAATGCTAACGCAAACCCACTAGATTC